TTGGGTAATCTATGCAAAAGACCAGGAAAGGGTTTTCAATAATACCGAACAGCGTCATTTTAGACGTTAATTTAAGCAATAACGCTAAGTTATTATATATTTACATTAAATCATTATCTGAGAACTTTAGGACCTTAAGAAATAGCAATTTAAAGCAAAAATTAGGCATATCTACCAATACACTCCAAAATTGTAAAGCTGAGCTTATCAAATATGGTTATTTAAAGATTTATAGGCGTAAGTCTGCAAATTATTACTTTTTAATGGGATCTAAAGCTAATGTTAATAAGATTAAGAGTACCCAAAATATGGGGGGTTAGACTACCCAAAATTTAAGTAGTCAGACTACCCAAAATTTGGGGGGTATTAGTAGTATAATACTATTTATTATAATAACATTATTAATAATACTATTAGAGGTTTGATTGATTAAAAGGATTTAAAAAGATGGATAAGGATAAACCAATATATTTGTTCAACGGTATGCCTCTGCAAAGCAAATACAATAATAATTACACTAGGGGGGAGAAGATTGAAATTGTTTTGCAATTAGAAAACGACTACCAAAATGGCATCCTCTCTGCCAATACCTTAAAGCAAATAATTGAAAACAAATTATATGGTTCTTATACAGCTCTTAAGATTTTAAGTAATATGCAGGAAAAGGGAATAATTAAAACAAATCCATTCACAAATAATAACAAGCCAATTTTACCTAAAAAGACCATTTTTGATTGGTAAACTAGATATAGTATGTTATAACGCAAAGCATACAAACATCACCCTTGTTTGTTAAATGTTGCAACAATTGAAGTGGGAATGATCTTATTCCTTTCCTTTCTATCTTCCCACTTCACCCTTGCTAAGACATATAAAATTATGGCTGGAAGAAAAAAGAAATTAACTCAAAAACTAGCGGATCAGATCCTGGAACTAATTGCAGATGGTTACACAATCAGGGAAACATTTGAAAAGATAACAGACTTCACATGGCAATCTTTTAGAACTTATTTAATTAATGATGAAGAATTAATGCTTCGTTATCAAAAATCAAAAGAATTAGCTGTGGATCTTAAACTGTCTCAATTGGAAGACAAACGAAAAGAACTTGAGGCTAAGATTGAAAGTGGACAGATTGATGGTAAAGCCGGACAAAACTTAGTTAATCTTTATAAGATTATTGTTGCCAATTCGCAATGGTCAGCGTCTAAAATTGCATCAAAAAAGTATGGAAAAGCTGCTGAACTGACTATTAAAGGGGATAAAGAACAACCTTTAAGCATAAGTTGGGAAAAGGATTAGTTAAATAAGTGTTGATTTTATTGTAATGTTGACAAAACTTGCACATCTCAAACAAGATAGTTACATACGAAACAATAGAACAAAACAGCAACACTATTTATAATCATAAATTATCGCTAGTCATTCTGATATCGATTATTTATCGGAAAGGAATACAACCTAGTTAAATTTAATAGAAACCAATGGAAAAACACTAAATATGGGGGTTTTGATTTACCGGTACACCACTTTTGGTTTTTCTGTTTAGAAAAATATTGATACATGGTACACACATCTAAAATGGACAATCTTATTTTAAAAACTATGATTTTAATTTTAACCGACAAAGATACTGGCAAACCAGTAGTCGTTACTCACTTTCATGGTTTTGATAATGAAGATGAAGCAATCCAATTTTCAGATTTTTTAAAAGAACAATTTACTGATGAATTTGAAGTTCCAAAAGAAACCCTTCACTAGGGGGGTTTTGTTTTAAAATGAAACAAATTGTAATTCCTTATCGACCAAGAGAAATCCAAAATTTTTTGCACAAAAAATGCGATAAGAACCGCTTTAATGTCATCATAGTTCATAGGAGAGGGGGTAAGACCGTCTTTGCCATAAACCACCTCATTAGAGCTGCTCTAACTAACGATAAACCCTATCCTAGATACGCTTTCATCTCTCCATATCGTCTGCAAGGTAAAAGCACAGCTTGGGATTATATGAAGCAATTCTCAGCAGCAGTACCAGGAACGAAATTCAATGAGTCTGAATTGAGAGTAGATTTCTCAGTTAACAATAGTCGTATTCAAATCATAGGTGCTGAAAATAGTTCGGCAATAAGAGGACAATACTTTGATGGAATAATCGTAGATGAAACGCAAAACATAAGTCCTGATTTATTTGACACCATCTTGAGACCTTGCCTTTCAGACCGAAAAGGATTTGCTATTTTCATAGGTACGCCAATGGGAAGAAATTGGTTTTATCAATTACATGAACAAGCCAAACATACTAAGGATTGGTTTACTACTGTATTCAAAGCAAGTGAAACTAACATCATAGCAAAGGAAGAATTAGAAGCTGCCAAAGCAACAATGAGCCATGAGGCTTATGAGCAAGAATTTGAATGTTCTTTCCAAGCAGGAATATCAGGTTCTTATTATGGTAACATAGTTGAGGATCTTGAAAGCAAAGGTAGAGTTACGAACTTTGACATTGATTACGATCTTGAAACTGAAACTTGGTGGGACTTAGGAATGAATGATTCAACAGTAATCATATTTGCTCAAAGGCGAAATGATGAGATTAGGATTGTTGATTGTTATGAAAACTCAAGCGAAGGCTTAGAACATTATTTCAATGTCTTAGATGAGAAAGGATTTAATTACATTAAACACATAGCTCCCCATGACATAAGAGTTAGGGAAATAGGGACTAATAAATCAAGATGGGAGACCGCAAGGGAAATGGGTTTAGAGTTTGACATAGCACCAAAACTTAGTGTAGAAGATGGCATAGAGCAAGTAAGAAGGCTTTTACCTAAATGTTATTTTCATAAAAACAATTGCAATAAGTTGGTAGAGGCATTAAAATCATATTGCAAACGTTGGGATGAAAAAAACAATTGCTTTAGGAATAAACCCCTTCACAATTGGGCATCACACTTTTGCGACAGTTTTAGATATGGTGCAATTGTAGAACCATTAGAAAGATCGGATTGGACAAAACCGATTAGAGTGAATACGAATTACATAGTTTAATATGGCAAAGAAAAAAATCAAAACCTCAGACCCAGAACTACGACAAATTCTAAGTGGTCAAATACAAAATGCTTTAGGTTACTTAGGCGGACAACTTTCCCAATCAAGAAGAAAATCAATTGAATATTATTTAGGCGACAAACTAGGAACTGAGATTGATGGCAGATCCCAAGTCGTAAGCACAGATGTTGCCGACACAGTAGAATCTATCTTGCCAAACCTACTAAGGGTTTTTACAGCTTCAGACAAAGTCGTAAGATGCGAACCGGTAACAGGCGAAGATGTTCCTCTTGCCGAACAAGCAACAGCATACTTGAACCATGTTTTCTACAAAGACAATAATGGTTTCCAATTACTTTATAATTTTTTCAAAGATGCACTAATTGAAAAAAATGGTTTTTTAAAAATCTATTATGATGAAAATGAAAAAGTAGAATTTGAAACTTATAAGAAATTAAGTTCTGACCAATACGATTCTTTGTTAGACGATACCAAAGATGAGATTGAGGTAGTTGAGCAAGAAGAAATGGAAGATGAGGAAGCTAAGGAACAATTTGAAGAAAGTTTAAAAGCAATGGAGATGCAGGGCTTAGATGTTTCTGCGGTAGAAGAACCTGACTTCACACTTTACAATTTAAAAATTAAAAGAATTAAGAAAGATGGAAAAATAAAAATCGAATCCATTCCGCCTGAAGAATTTCTAATTGATAGGTCTGCCAAGTCAATTGAAGATGCAGACTTCGTAGCTCACAAAGTTTTAATGACAAGATCACAAATCATTGAGATGGGATTTGATGAAGAAGAAGTTATGGAACTTCCTGCAACGAACATAGACATTTATAACAATGAAGAAATTGTTAGAACAAGAAACATTGATGAATATCCAATTGATACTCCAACAGATAAATCAACTGAAAAAGTTTTAATTTATGAAAGCTACGTCAAGTACGATTATGATGGTGATGGCATAGCAGAATTAAGAAAGATAGTTTCTGCCGGTGATGATGGTTATTCAATTTTATCAAATGAACCATTTGACTCCGCACCTTTCGTAACGATTACTCCAATTCCAATGCCACACAGATTTTATGGCAGATCAATTTCTGAATTAGTAGAAGACATTCAGTTAATGAAATCTACTGTGATGAGACAATTATTAGATAACATGTATTTAACTAATAATAATAGGGTCGCAATTATGGATGGTATGGTTAATATGGATGATTTATTAACGACAAGACCTGGCGGAGTAGTTAGGACCAAACAACCACCTAGCCAAGTTATGCAACCATTACAAGCTCAACCGATTTCAGAACAAGCATTTCCATTATTATCTTATTTAGATTCAGTAAGGGAAGTAAGAACAGGAATATCTAAACAAGTTCAAGGATTAGATCCTGATACTTTAAACGCAAAAACTGCAACTGGTGTAAATGCCTTAATGACACAAACACAAATGCGTTCAGAATTGATCGCAAGAATATTTGCTGAGACAGGTGTTAAGGATTTATTTAGAAAAATTTTTGAATTGATGGTGAAATACCAAGACAAAGAAAGAATTATAATGTTAAACAATCAGTATGTACCGGTAAAACCTACTGAGTGGAAAGATAAATTCAACATTTCAATCGTAGTAGGTCTTGGCACAGGTTCAAAAGAACAACAAATTTTAATTTTAAACAATATTTTAGAAAGACAATTACAGGCTTTCAATTTACAAGGCGGAAAAGAAATGCCAATGGTAACATTGAAGAACATTTACAACACACTTTCTAAAATTATTGAGAACGCAGGTCTTAAAAACGTTGAAAGTTACTTCGTTAATCCTGATATTGGTAAACAATTAATGCAACCACCTGCTCCTCCACCATTAACTCCAATTGAAAAAATTGAATTTACTAGAATTGCAAGTGAGGAGAAAAGAAAGATTGCAGATTTAGAATTAAAATACAAAGAATTAGAACAAAAACGACAAGCAGACTTATTAGATTTCGAAGCTAAGATAAAAGACATTGCTTTAAAATATAATACTCAGCTTGATACGGCAAAAATCAAGGCAGATGCTGATCTTGACAAGATGATCGTAGCTGGAAATAGCAAGATACTTGAACAAGCACAAAAATCTGCTAGTATGATAAGCAAACAAGTACAAGGACTAAATGGAAACCAAAGACCAGGCACAGAGATCGCAGGAACTGAGCAGATCCAGCCAGGCGAAACAAATTTTAGAGAATAATCTTTTTAAAGAGGCAATCGAATCTCTTAAAAAAATTTATTCTGAAGCACTATTAGAAAAAACAGGTGCGAAAGAAAGCGATACAAGGGAAAAACTTTGGATCGCATATAATGTTGTAGGTAAAGTTGAGCAACATTTACAAAGTATTCTGGAGACAGGAAAATTAGCTGAAAAGCAATTAGAAATTTTCCGAAAATCTCAACAAGAAAAAAAATTTTAAGCACCTAAGCTTAAAATAAGCCAAGTCATCAAGACAGCTTAACATAGGAGACATTAAAATGTCAGAGAACAACCCATTACTGACAAATGCGTCAGTACAAGGTGCTGCGAAGTCAATCGAAGGACTATTGAATCCAAAAGGGATAATCGAAAGTCCTAAGAAAGAAGCAAAACCAGTTGAACCAAAAGAATCTAAAGCGAAAGCAGAAGAAAATCTTGAGGAACAACAGCAACCTGAAGTTCAACCTGAAGAACAGGAAACTTTAGTCGAAGAAGAAGCATCAGAAGAAAATGCTAATGAAGAACAAACAACCGATTTACACCAAATAAAAGTTAATGGTGAAATTATCGAAGTTGACCTTGAAGAATTAAAAGCAGGTTATCAGAAAGATGCTGATTACAGACGTAAGACAGAAGAACTATCTCTTGAAAGAAAAGAGTTAGCTCTGGAAAAAGAACGTCTGGCAAAAGCAATATCAACCAAGATGGATGATTTAAATTCACTTGTGTTGACTTTGAACGCTGAAGTTAATAGCGATATAAATGCCAAAGAACTTGATAAACTTTGGGATGAAGATCCAACTGAAGCTGCTAGGATTGATCGTAAGATTCGAAGAAGGAGAGAAAATCTTTCTCAAGCTCAAAAGAAACTTAGAGAAGTCCAAGAACAACAGTTTCAGGAAATCTTAAAAGAGGAGCAAAAAAAGGTAACTATGAAGTTTCCTGAATTGCAAGATCCTGTAAAAGGAAACTCTTTAAGATCAAATATGACTAATTATTTACTGGCTAAAGGTTTTTCTGAGAAAGACGTTAATTCAGTTTATGATTCAAGAATGTTTGAAGTGATCGTAGATGGAATGAAATATCAAGAAAACAAAAAGTTGAAACCAACTTTAGTTAACAACAAAGTCAAGCCATCAAAAGTTATTAAATCCGGTGTCAAATCAACTAAGGAAGATTTAGATCGAAGCTCTAGGTTGGAAAAAATAAGAGCATTGAAAAAATCAGGAAGTCCAAAAGATGCAACTGATTTATTGATGCGTTATTTATAAACAATAACCTAACGGAGAAATAAAATGGCTGTATATAAAACATACGACACAGTCGGAATAAGAGAAGACTTAGCTGATATTATTTACAATATATCACCTACAGAAACTCCTTTTATGTCTGGCGTTGCTAAAACAAGAGCAACAAATACATCTCACCAATGGCAAACAGATGCTTTGGCTGATGTAGCTGCTAATGCTGCGGTTGAAGGTGCTACAATCACTTACCCATCATTAACATCAACAACTAAAGAAACTAACTACACTCAGATTTCTACAAAATCTGTTCAAGTATCTGGCACTAATGATGCTGTTACTTCAGCAGGTAGAAATAATGAGTTAGCTTACCAAGTAGCAAAATCTGCGAAAGAATTAAAAAGAGATATGGAAACTGCTCTTTTATCTAACGTAGCTAAAGCTGCTGGTGATGGTTCAACTGCTAGAACACTTGGTGGTGTTCAAACTTGGATCGAAACTAACGTAGATGCAGGTGCAGGTGGTTCAGGTGCTGGTAACGGTGCTGCTAGAACTGATGGAACACAAAGAGCTTTCACAGAAGATCAATTGAAATCTGTGTTAAGAGCTTGTTTCAATCAAGGCGGAAACCCAAACATGATAATGGTTGGTGCTTTCAATAAGCAAAAACTTTCTGGTTTCACAGGCGGATCTACAAGATTTGACCAAGCTGAAGACAGAAGATTAGTAACTTCAATTGACGTTTATGAGTCAGACTTTGGAACATTACAAGTTGCTCCAAACAGATTCATCAGAGGTGCAAATGCTACTTCTGCTAAAAGAGGTCAAGATGCTTTAGTCCTAGAGATGGATTATTGGGCAGTTGCCTTCTTAAGAGACTTCAGTTTACAGAATCCTGCACAAACTGCTGATGCAGATCAGAGATTCATGGTTGCTGAGTACACTCTTGAGTCAAGAAACGAAAAAGCAAGTGGATTAGTTACAGACTTAACTACTTCATAATCTAAATTGTGATTGGGGGTGTAACCTTTAAAAACTACACTCCCATCACTTAACCAATGTTGAAGTCTTAGTAAGGTTAAAGGCGGAACGACAAACGGAGAAAAAAAATGAGAACATTAAACGATTATTTTATAACTGCTGAAATAGAAGATATTTCTACAGCTTCATCAACTTTCGTAGCTATTCCTGATGGCGGTAAAGTAATAAAAATTATTACTGCTTTACAAGCTGCTATTTCTGGTGATGACGCTGCAATTTCTTTTGAAATCGGTGGAACTGCTATGACTAATGGCGGAATAACAGTTGCTTATGATGGTTCAGCTGCTGGAGATGTAGATTCATCTGCACCAACTGCTGCTAACAGAGTCGAAGAAGGTCAAGCTATCGAAATGATAACTGATGGTGCTTCTACTGGAACTGCAAAACTTCTTGTTACTTTTGTTATAAGAAGATAATATTAATTAGGGGGATAACCTAGCGGTTTACCCCCTTAAAAAAACGGAGAAAAAAATGGCTTATAATTACGGATTAAGACCTGGAGTAACACAAAAAATTTCACCTGCTGGATCTTCAGTTGCAACTTCAACTGCTTTCGGTTCACAAACTGAATACGTTAGAGTAGCTGCTGACGCTGATGTTCATATTGTATTTGGTGGTTCACCAACTGCAACAGCAAATGATATTTTTTTACCACTTGATAAACCTGAAATATTTAAGGTTTCACCAGGTGAAAAAATGGCTGCTATTGGTACTGCAAATGTTTCAGTTACTGAAATGAGTGCATAGTGGCTAAAAAGAAAAATAGTATAGGTGTTGTAGAACTTTTAAAAACAACACCTAAAAAAAGACCTGGTCGTCATGCTAAACATTACAGTAAAAGATTACCAAGTCGAAAAGATTATAGAGGTCAAGGAAGATGAGAGATACAATTGTAGATGGTTTACAAAAAACATCTTATGGAATTGACGATAAAGAAAAAAATATTGTTATTAAAGAAGAAGTAAATGTTAATCCACATCTCAAACACAACAAAGCCTTATATAATTTAAATGATGGTTATTCTAAAAGTAGAGAACTTAAAAGAGTAGCA